CCGGGGTAACCTCTCAACTCCTTTGGAAAGGAGTGATAGAAACCCTTTCTATCGCTTCTGGGTCCGATTTCTCGGGCCTACCCAGAAGGGTTGATAGACTAGCCACAACAGCTAAGTAACATTTCTGTTATTAGTAGGTTGCGAGTCACGGTTGGGCACCTCATACCTATATCCCTCGAAAGAGGAATAATAAATATAAATACTCAATGAAAATGGAATTTAAAGACTTAAAAGCCCTTAAATTCGCACCTTCAGAGAGTACGTATATGGTATCGCTCCTGAACTCTAAAGAGTTCAAGGATGTGCTGAAAAGATATGGTCGAGTGTGAACTCGAACTCTCTTTCCGGCACATAAGGTTCCATCAAGACTTCAGATCCTAACCAGATTTGGGGACATGATTTTGAGATTAACTCGCCATCATGGACCTACTTTCGTGGTCAAGTACCTAAAAGCATTGACAGTTGCCCTGCAACGGTTTATCGGTGGTTCACCCCTCTCATCACTGAGAGAGATTGAACCAGATTTACCGCTGCCGCGACTGGCTACATGTGGACTTCCAGCTTTTATCCCTCTTCGTGAGAGATTAGAGCTGAAGAAGTTGACTCCTAGCGTTGTTAGATGATGACTAACTTTGTTTTCTATTTATCGAATTATTTCGATTCCTGGAAAACTAAAGTTAGAAACCATTACAACACCGTACGGAGGGAAGGATGAGGTGTTGAAGCAGTTGAGCGCGTGATTGTTAGAGAATTCTAAACAATTCGCTTCTCTGTTTACTTCATCTTTCATCCCTCGAACTAGTCTTGGACTGGAACATATCACTAAATCTTCGCCATCCGCTAAGCAATCCTGAATGGGATTCTTAATGGATGCGGAGATGTGATTTGGAAAGGTGCAATTCTTTCAATTTGCTAATTTTGGGCAATTTTCCTTATATTATGACTGATTTGAATTAGTCAAAATTATTCGGAAGAAAGCCTGAGTGCCTTTATCGGGTGTGAAGTTTGGTAGGGATACCATAACCTCTACCCCTTTAGGGCAATTAGCATTGAAGGAAGAAGCTGCGGGGAAAATCCGGGTGTTTGCTATGGTTGATATATGGACTCAGTCCGTATTAAAACCATTGCATGATTGGTTATTTGATTTCTTTCGTTTGTTGCCAAACGATAGTACTCATAACCAAGATCTCGGTTTTCTCCGTGCCAAGGCGAAAGCTGTCCACTATGGGCATGCCTGATGTTATGATCTGTCTGCGGCTACTGATCGTTTACCGATCAGACTGCAGATAGCAATCCTCGATTCACTGTTCGGTCACATTCCATGTGACGGACATGATTCGGGGGTTACATATGGTCAGGCATGGGCTGCTTTATTGGTTGATCGAGACTATCTTCTTCCTGGTGATCGTGCTACAAAGCGTGATCCCCAGAATTTAAGATATGCCGTTGGTCAACCAATGGGTGCTTATTCGTCATGAGCTATGCTTAATCTCTGCCATCATATGATACTCCAATACCTCAACTATGAGGTATATGGAGGACAGAAATGGTATGAGAATTATGAGGTATTAGGGGATGACATTGTTATCTTTGATAAAGAGATAGCCGACCGGTATATTAAATTACTGGAAGGTGGTCTCGATGTCAAGTGTAACATATCGAAATCCCTAATAGCCCCATCGAGACCTGTAATTGAATTTGCAAAACGAACCGCTATTGGG